TGGCGCGAGACGGCGCCGGTCGAGGTCGCTGGCATCTTCAATATCCACGTCCACACGGCACCGCAATGATGGCCGTCCACCTGTGCTATCTGTTGCTCGGCTTCTGCCTGGGCGTCCTGTTTTCTTTTGTACTTTCGAGGATGCGCCAATGCTCAAGCTGACCGATGTATCAATCCGCAAGTCTCCGGTGGCTCGGTCCTGGGTCATGGAGGTGACGGTGGACACGCCTGCTGGAGAAATGAAAACGACGCAGTACTTCGACGACTTCGGCGGGTTCCTGACTGCGGTCAAGGAGGCCGGCACGTTCTTCGCGGTGCGGCTGGGCAAGATCAAGGCCGATGCTGCCAACAAGAAGCTGACGCGTCAGGTGGCGCCGAATCCTGGGGTGCTGCAGTGAGCAGTCCAACCATGCAGCAGGTGGTCGAGCGCCTGCAGGCCGACTATCCGGACGCGGTTGTGTCCGGTGGCGACAAGTCCGAGGGGTTCTGGATCCGCTGTTCGTCCAAGGATGGGAACTGGCAGTTCGACCGGTTCCGGCTCGCGTCGCCTGCGTCGGCCAGCATGTTTGCCCAGGCCGCGTTGACGGAGTTCTATGGCGCGTAGAACACCTGCAGCAGCCTCGGCATCGGGGATTCACTACCACCCACCCGGTCCTGTTGCGGCTCGGTTCCTGAAATCTGACGCGTTCGTCTGCGGCATACGTGGGCCGATCGGCTCGGGCAAGTCGACGGCTGCGGTCATGAAGCTGATTCGGAACTGCCAGAAGCAGATGCCCATGCGCGACGGTTGGCGGCGCCGGCGCACGGCGATCATCCGGAACACGTTTCCTGAGCTCAAGACCACGACCATGAAAACGTGGCACCAGTGGATCCCGGCTTCGGTCGGCACCTGGCGCGAGACCGGTCCTCCGACGCACCACATCATCGACCACTCCACAAAGCTGGATTGGGAGATCATGTTCATTGCGCTGGACCGTCCGGACGACGTCAGGAAGCTGCTGTCGCTGGAGATCTCCGACGCCTGGATCAACGAGGCCAAGGAGGTACCCAAGGCAATCCTTGACGGTCTGACTGGCCGGGTTGGTCGTTTCCCTGCACGCGATGGCGAGTTCATGTGTACCGACCCGCAGATTCTGATGGACACCAATCCGTGCGACGCGGACCACTGGTGGTATGTGCTGGCCGAGCGCGATGTGTCATCGGAGCGCAACCGGCTCATGCATGAGGAAATGGCGCAAATCCAGGACGAGCTGCGCAAGATCGGCGCGCTGCGTGCGGACCAGCCGTTGTTCGAGTTCTTCGCCCAGCCTGGTGGCGAATCGGAAGGCGCGGAGAATCTGAAAAACTTGGCGCCTGGGTACTACCTGAAGGCCAAGGCCGGCAAGGATCCGGAGTGGGTGAAGGTCTACGTCAACGGCGAGTACGGGTTCGTGATGGATGGCAAGCCCATCTTCCCGGAGTACCGCGACTCGGTCCACTGTGCCGTGTTCGAGATCAGCGACCGGCTCCCGCTGCGGCTCGGGTTCGATTGGGGTCTGACGCCTGCGGCCACCATCGGGCAGGTCATGCCTAATGGTCAGTGGCGGGTTCGGTCCGAGGTCGTCACCGAGGATATGGGCATCGTGCGGTTCGGCGAGCTGGTGAAGCAGCACCTGGCTGTGCGGTACCCGAAGTTCCGGATTGGCGGCATGCATGGCGATCCGTCCGGCAACATCCGGGGCGGAGACGAGCGCACGCCATTCGACCTGATGCGCGCCTGCGGTCTGGAGGTTTTCCCGGCTCCCGGCAACAATGACCCGATGCTGCGGCGTGAAGCGCTGGCTCGTCCGATGCGCACCATGATCGACGGCGAGCCTGGGATCCTGGTCCATCCGGACTGCAACTACTTCCGCAAGGGGTTGGCTGGCGGCTACAACTACCGGCGCATGCTGGTGGCCGGCGAGCCCAAGTACCGGGACGTCCCGGATAAAACGATATACTCGCACGTGTGTGAGGCTGGCGAGTACATGATGCTCGGGGCCGGCGAGGGTCGTGCTCTGGTTGCGCGCGAGCGTCCTGCCAATCGGCAGGAGTTCGCTGTTGACGACTACAACATTCTGGGGTGATGCAATGAGTTTTGTTGCCGAAGCTGCCAAGCAATTTAAGGACGATGCCTATGGGCTTGCTCCTGGGATAAAAAGCGGGTTTGCCTCCAACGAGTTTACAAAGAACGATCCGGGAGGTTTTTCCTCTCTTGTTCAGGGTGGATTGCCAGCCTTTACAAAACAACAGCGCGCTCTTGGGCTCGACCCGCTGAACTACTACAAACCTCCGGATCCTCCTCCTCCTCCTCCTGCTGCTCCGCCTTCGCCATATGACTTCGCGGCTGTCGGCGCCCAGCAGAATGGCGACCAGCTGCGGAGGCGCCAGGGTCGCGGGACTACAATCCTTACCGGTCGGGCTGGGGCTGCGGCTCCGGTCACGGCCACAAACGTTCTTCTTGGGAGATAAGCATGGCACGACGCATTCGACTTGACTTGATGGCGGCAGGCGGCACGCAGACCGGTAACGGCGTTTCATTCGACTGGCCTGGTGGCGATGGCATGCTGCTGGTCGAGGCCAAGTCGGGCGCGGGCGCGATCGGGCTGCAGATTCAGGGACCGGGCGGCGTCTGGTGCAGCATCACCCAATACGCGGCGACCACGGCGATTGGCCTGACCACCGCTGGCTCGACTGCAAACTTCCGGGCTCCTGCAGGTCCGATGCGCGCTACCGCTGGCGCAGAGACTGGCGTGGTCTGCAGTGCCATCGGCATCCCGGCCACCACTGCAGGCTGATCATGGACTCTCGGGCTGAGGACTGCCTGCGTGAGCAGGAACAACTGGCGGCGCTGCGTGGGATCTGGGAGGGTCACTGGCGCGAGGTTGCCGAGCGTGTGCGTCCTGAGCACAACTTCTTCCAGCAGATTCAGCGTCCGAACGGCGACAAGCGCAGCGAGAAAATCTTCGACGCGACGGCGCCACTGGCGTTGCCGAAGTTCGCGGCGGCGACGATCTCCATGGCGTTCCCGGCCACCCAGACGTACCACAAGCTGGCGATCAACAAGAACGAGCCTCTGTCGCGCAACACCGAGGTGCGTCGGTATCTGGACCAGGTCAACGGTCTGCTGTTCAAAGCGCGCTATGCTCCGCGCGCAAACTTCCAGTCACAGTCCGGCGAGGTGGTGCTCGACATAGGCGCCTTCGGTACCGGCATCCTGTTCATCGACGATGTGCTGGGCGTCGGGATCCGCTACAAGGCTCTTCCGCTGGCGCAGTGTTTCGTGTCCGAGGATGCCCATGGCCGGGTCGACACTCTGCACCGCAAGTACCAATGGACGGCGCACCAGGCCGCGACCATGTTCGGCAAGGACAAGCTCCCGGAGGCGATGCGGCGCGCCTGCGAAATGGAGCCCAATCGCAAGTTCTGGTTCCTGCACTGCGTGAAGCCAAACCCGGACAAGAAACCCGGGCGCAAGGACTACCGGGGCATGGACTACTGGTCCTGCTATATCTCGATCGAGGAGGGTCGGACCATCGTCGAGGAGGGCGGCTATCGCGTGTTCCCGTTCTCCGTCCCACGTTATGAAACGTCGCCGAACGAGGTTTATGGCCGGTCGCCTGCGATCAAGGTGCTGCCGGACATCAAGATGCTCAACGAAATGAGCAAGACCATAATGCGTTCTGCGCACATGGTTGTGTCTCCTCCGCTGATGCTGTCGGACGACGGCGCGCTGCAGGCGTTTAATCTGCGTCCGAATGCTTTGAACTTCGGAGCGCTGGATGATCAGGGGCGTCCTCGGGCCGTGCCGTTTGAGACCAAGGCTCGGATTGATATCGGGCTGGACATGATGAACCAGCGGCGCGAGGTGATCAACGACGCGTTCTTCGTCACCCTGTTCCGGATCCTGGTCGAAGAGCCACAGATCACGGCGACCGAGGCGATGCTTCGCGCGCAAGAGAAGGGCCAGCTCCTGGCTCCGACCATGGGCCGCATGCAGGCCGAACTGCTCGGGCCGATGGTCGAGCGCGAGCTGGACATTCTGGCTTCCAACGGATCGCTCCCGCAGATGCCCGATGCGCTGGCGCAGTACTACCAGGACGGCGGCGAGCACGTGCTCGAGTATCAGGCGCCTCTGAACCTGGCGCAGCAGGCCGGGGCAGGTGTTGCCATCATGCAAACGGTCCAGGCGATCGCACCGCTGGCGCAGATCGACCCTGCTGTCCTGCACCGTTACAACCTGGACAAAGCCGGCGAGCTGCTCGGGCGCATTAATGGTGTGCCTGAGGAGGTTATTCGTTCGGATGAAGAAGTTGCAGCGCTCACCGAGCAAAGCAATCAAGCGGCGCAGGCGCAGCAGCTCCTGCAGGCGGCACCCGTTGCTGCTTCTGCGGCCAAGGATTTTGCCCAGGCATCATCCCTGGCTGCGTCGGCGCCACCACAACAACCTGCCCAGCTTGGGCTGTAACCGGAGATACCCATGGTTCCTGAAGTCACACCCGAAGATGCCGCTGCCGTTGACGAGACTGCTGGAGGCGACGTCCAATCCGTCGCTCCCGAGGACCAGGCGCTTGCTGTCGAGACTGCTGTTTCACGTGAAACAGAAACACCCGAAATGCCGACGCCCGAAGAGGCGCGCGCCATGTTCGACGATCGTCCTGGCTTGGCGTCGGTCGATACCACCGATGGCGTCATGCTTCGGGATGGCCGCATCGAGTGAGCGCCGCTGCTGAATGGGTAGAACGGCAGCTTAAGAAGCGGTCTTTCTACCGTCGCGTTTTCATTGATACCGGTCGCTCCGGCGATATGGTGCTGGCCGACCTGCGCAGGTTCTGCAAGGCAGGCGAATCGGCGCTGGTCGTTGGAGCGAACGGTCAATCTGACACCTTGGCTACGGGCATTGCCATGGGGCGCCAGGAGGTTTTCTGGCGCATTGCCCACCATCTGCACCTGGACGATGCAGGACTTTTGAAACTGAAAGACTTCGACAATGAATCCACCTAGCGCAACTGCCGCACTCTCCGGGGCTCCGGCTCCCGCACCTGCGCCAGCTCCCGCACCAGCTCCTGCAGCTCCTGCTGCCGCTGCTCCTGCGCCTGCTGGCACACCAGCTCCCGCACCTGCTCCGGCGCCTGCTCCGTCCGGCGATGGGGGTGGCGAGTGGTTCTCTGGTCTGCAAAGCGCAGACGTCAAGACCTGGGTCCAGGCCAAGGGGTTCAAGGATCCGCTTGCTGTGGCCGAGTCTGCCTACAACCTCGAGAAGCTCATGGGGTTCGATCGGGCTGGCCGCACCGTTGTCGTCCCTGATGAGAATGCGAGCCCGGAGACCGTGGCCGCGTTCCGCGCAAAGATGGGCGTGCCGGCAACGGCTGAAGGCTATCAGCTCCCGGTACCGGACGGTGGCGATCCGGAGTTTGTAAAGACGGCATCCACCTGGTTTCTTGAGAACGGCGTGCCGGCCAATGCCGCTGCCAAGCTGGTGGAAAAGTTCAACGCCTACTCTGCAGAGCGCATGGCGGCTCAGGAGGCGCAATACCTGACCGGTACCGAGCAGGAGTTCGCTGCGCTCCGGACCGAATGGGGCAAGGCATACGACGAGTACACCGAGCTGGCGAAGCGCGCGACGCTGCAGTTCATTCCCGGAGACGACGCCGCGCGTGCCGAGACCCTGGCGAAGATGGAGCGTGCAATCGGTACCGCGACCATGATGAAGCTGTTTCAGGCGGTCGGTGCTGGGCTGGGCGAGGCCAAGTTCCGGCAGGGCGATGGCGGCACCGGCATGATGACTCCGGCGCAGGCGCAGCAGCGAATCAACGAGCTGAAGTCGAACAAGGACTGGACGACTGCCTACCTGAACGGCGACAAGGTCAAGTCAAAAGAAATGCAGGACTTGATCGCTATGGCGTTCCCAAGTGAGGCCGGCTGA